GACCATAAATATTTTCATATATGATATTTTCTATATATTTTTTTCTTACCATTTTTCGTCTCATTTTTTTCTTTCTTTATTTTTTCTTGAGACCATAAATATTTTTCACAACAATTTATTTATATATTTTTCTCTTACCTTTTTTCGTCTTATTTTCTCTCTATAATTATATTTTCTTGAGACCATAAATATTTTTCACAACAATTTATTTATATATTTTTCTTACCATTTTTCATCTTATTTTCTCTCTATATAATTTTTTCTTGAGACTATAAATATTTTTTCAATAAATTTAATACTCTAAATTTCTAATTAATATATTAATTTTTCTATTAATCTATTACTACATTTCTAATTACAAATTTAATATTCTAAACTTTCTAATAATATATTAAATTAATAACTTATCCTAAATATAAAGACAAACTTAACTATAATATATAATGGAAGAAAAAATTATTGTCACTAATAAAGTTATTTTAGATTTTTATTCTAAAAATAAATCTATTAATTTTGAAGCAATTAATCTTATATTTATTGAACTTTTTGAAAAACTATTTACTGATATGAATTCCGCTATGAATTATACTATCAACTCTCAAATTCTCTCTAATGTTGGTGATTTAAAAACTGATATAAATTTTATCACTAATCATCTTTCTAAACTTAATACTGATGTCACTAACTCTATTTACCTTAAATTTCAAGAATCCAAAAGAGAATATATTGAAGATATTAAAAATATCGTTTCTAATAATTTCTCTCTTAATATTGATAAACTCTCTCTACTCCTACAAAATAATACCTCAAAACTTATTGATAAAACTACTTTATTGTTAAATGATGTTATCCCTAAATCTAATAATAACTATTATCAACAAATTAATAACTCTATTTCATCTTTTCAAAAAATTATTACTGAAGATACTTCCAAACTTATTAACACCATCAATAATGATAACTCTTTAACCACCTTCTTAAATAACTTCGAAACTAAATCTAATAATCTTTTACAACCTCTTTTCTCCTTTATTAATGCCAGTGAAGAGAGAATTAATAAAAATGTTTCATCTATTAAAGATTCCTCTATTAATAATAATTCTCTCCAAGAAAAAATTATTAATGAACTTTCTGAATTCCTTAATAAATATAAAAATTCCAGTTATAAAGGTCAGTTTGGAGAAAATAAACTTGAAACTGTATTAAATCAACTATTTCCAACTGCAGAAATTATTAATACTACAGGTATTAAAGCCGCTTGCGATTTTAGAGTTAATCGTAATGACCTATCTACTATATTATTTGAAACTAAAAATTATGACAGAAATGTTTCTCTCGATGAAGTTAAAAAATTTATTCGCGATATTGAAGAACAAAAATGCCACGGTATTTTCTTATCACAACATAGCGGTATAACTTCTAAACAAAATTATCAAATTGACATCAAAAACAATAACATTCTCGTTTATGTTCATAATGCTGATTATTGTCCCCATACAATCAAAATCGCCGTCGATATTATTGACTCTCTCTCCGATAAATTAAACGACATTAAACAAGATGTTCAACAAATTTACATACCAAAAGAAATTCTTGATGACATTAATAAAGAATATTCATCATTTATAGAGAGAAAATCAGCAATAATTGATATTTTAAAAGATTTCCACAAAAAAATTACTTATCAAATTGATGACATTAAATTCCCATCTCTCTCTAAATATATTACTTCTAAATACGGCTCTATACTTAATAATGATAATCAGCGCATTTTATGTAATATATGTAATAACTTTGAAGCAACCAATAATAAATCTTTATCCGCTCATCAAAGAGGTTGTAAAAAAAAAGTATATAAATCACAACTTGAAACTAATATCGTCATTAATACATAATTTATACATCAATAAACAATAAAAAATGATTTATTGCATCCATTAGAAAAATGTTTCTATATCTATAATCACTATAATTAAAATAAATTATCATTAATAAAATTATTGTTAATAAATTATAATTTTTGCTTATTTTTGGTGATATTCTCTCATAATTTGAGACTTTTGTCATTATAATTCTAGATAAAATAAATAACAATAAAAATAACAATTCATATCCATTTATAAACAAAAATAAACTATAAATCATTAATAAAAAGAGAATTATGGAGAGATTTATATGTTTTATCGTAAAATTCTTTATTTTATCAAAATTATTATAAATTTTATATACATGTATCATAAATACTAAAATAATTAGTATATTTAGTTCTTTTATCTCTGTTCTCTCAAATAAATATAACAATAATATAAATATTATTATCTCTCTACCAAAATCTAATAAATACATCGTTTTCTTATATTATTGTTATATATAAATGGCTGGTGGACTTTTCGGTAGACCTTTCGTCTTAAATGAAAAATGTATCATTTTCTCTCTTATTTGTATGGCTTTATTTTTATATAAACCTAACATCAATAATAACTATCTTTTAGCCATTGTTCTATTCATTATATTTGTTGTTGCATATGTCGCTATGGCATGGTACGACTATTTCTTTAATTGCGATATTGTTCCTCTTAAACGCGGAAAATATTCATTTACAGGACTATTCAAACCTCCTCCCCATATTCCTGAAAAACAAAATGATAATAAACTTACATCAATAGACAAATATAGAAAAAAAATTATTATATATGCTATGCATCTATTATTTATTGTCCCTTTTCTCTCATATATTGTTATAAAAAAAACAAAAATTAACCCTATTACATATCCTATACTTGGAGCACTTACCGTATTCACCGCATCCTATCACGGATTAGCACTAATGTCATCCCAACACTAAAAATCGCCAAAAAACCCACATTTATCACTCTTAATTCATTTTATTATTTATCTTCTTGGTCTTCTTGGTCTTCTTGGTCTTCTTGTGAGATTTACGTGCCTTTTTATTAGTTTTATGCATATTTTTCTTTCCTCCCTGAGCAGAAAGGTCAAATATTTTTCTATATTCAAACTCTTTTATTTTTTCTGTTTTACACGTGTAACGTTGCCATTCCGCTAAAGGAAAAATTTCATCACATAATGTCTCTAAATGAGCATTCCATTTACTAATCGATCCAGTATGTCCTGTCAATTCCCACCTCATAATTCCCAAATATGGACTAATTACTTCGTACCATTTATCGTATATTTTTTGCTCACTTAATCGTTTGGAATAACTCCAACTTATTGAACGGTATATATATATTAAAAAATTTCTTAAGTTAGGTAAATCTTTGTTTAACTCTAATCTGTTTTGTACATTCGCAATAATTTGTTCTATATCTTCTTGGTAAGTTTTTTGCCATTTTGACATTTTTGTTGCGGTGCGTGGTTTTTTCAAAGTTAAAGGAGTTCTTCTTATTGGTGGGTTGGTCATTCTTGGTGGTTGTTTCTTGGTGGGAGCCATTATATATATTTATGATTATTATTTATTTTCTTCTTGGTCTTTTTATTAGTCATTCGTTATGACAACCTTGTCTGTCTTATTAATATCATTATACAAATTCACTAAAATATAACGTGGAACACTATTATACAAAAGCAATGTTAATTTTTTATTTATATACGTCGTTCCACGCTGATAATAATTATCCAACATCGTATATAATACCTTAATTGTTATATTATTTCCATAATTCTGCTCTATACAATTCATCTTAATTTCATTCACTACTTGCAGTCGTTCACTCTTTGTTTTCGGCGCCATTTCTATACCTTTTTTATATAAATTATCTCTAATATGTAAATGAAATAATTTATTACCACCGACTTTCCACTAATATCTGCTTTTCCTATTATATACAACATTGAAATTACAATTCCTCTATTCCTCCTGGAGTAATTATATAGTTAAACCCTTTAAATGACCTACTTCTATATAATATATCCATTCCTAACACATGAATAAGTGTATTATAAATAAACTTCTTTATTCTAATTAAATTATCCTTATTTGTACCTGCTAACTCATTTATCATATTCATATTATATTTATTATTTAACATATTATATATAAACCAAAAACACCAAGAATGACAAAATATATTTTGACCTATATATGAATTTTCGTCTTCTGATACTCCACCACTTTCCTCAAAAATACCACGATTACATATAGTTCGAGAAACCTTAAAACTATTTCGTATTAAAATATATGTATTTTCATTTATTGAATCCTTACACTTACCTCCTATCGCCGAGTCAAAATAATATAATTTATTATTCGTTACTATATAACTAACATAATGATCTCCTATATTTGAACCATCATTTATATCTATTATTGGTATTCCCAACATTCCTACTACATTCCTATGTCCCTTTACTAAATTTTTGTATAAAGGAACTATGTATTTTTTTATATCTGCCGAATTATTTATATCTATTAATTCTTTGTCTTTTCTATAAAATAATGGATATAACTTCTTTTTATCTGCATAATCAACATCCATTAAATTCTCGTGTAAATAACAATATGGCGCTATATAAAATTTCTCTCCATTAACTGTTGACTTTACCATTTTCTTTAATGAATTTGTAATACTTTTTGAGTTTAATAATGTTGCATATACTATACTTGCTTTATGAATATCATCTGCTTTCATTATAAATTATAAAATATTTTATATTTTTATAATTTATTTTATCTATTTTTATATTTAATTATTATTCTAACTAGTGATGGAACCGTTTCGGACTTAGACCACCATCAACGACTGCTCCATTGTTCGTATTAATAAAAATAAGATCTGCTCTATCATCAAGGTTATTATTATCACCTTGTGGATTAACAATTTCAACCTTGTATGGAACATTTGCTTGGTAATAACTCATATTACCAATTTCACGGTGAAACGTAATAGGGTGCATAAGTCCATTTTGCATATCATACCAAGTCGTATTATCTCCATTTCCAGATACATCATCACCTGGAATAGCTAAAACACTTCCATCTACAAAGGTAGAACCTCGCAAATCGACTTTAATTACATAATTTGTCAATTTCAATACATTATCCCAGGTTCTTGTTATTTCCTCAACTACAGGGGGATATGCCGCGTCAAGAGTGAGTGTCCGTTGGTGGAAGGCTGTGGAAGGACTAGCACCATTATTTCCACTAATAGTATAAGAAGAAACCCCATCAGGCGCAACCCAAGATAATGGAGTTGTATTTATTTTTTTATTTGCAAAAGAATCAACAGGCGTTTCGCCTACAACACCATTTACAACCGGGTTGACGTTCTCGCTAGAAGATACAGTTACAGTTAAATCTTTATTCGAAGCACCTTCACCTAATGCCTTAAGAGACACTACGCGATAAGCACTTCCACTAACATCTCTTTGAATATCTCCAAGTTCTAACACAAAGTCTACATAGTTTGGTGGTAATATTTGGTTTTTGTATGCTTTTTCTATATCTTTAACAGCATTAGGGCCAAATTTAGCAACACTCGTTAAACTTAGATTGTACGAGACATCATTGATAAGATTATTATAACTAAGTAAAGCAAGTGTAGAAGTGCTTTCTAAGTTTTCTGTCGTAAGTACTTCTTGATTTCTAGAAAGGGAAAGGATATAAGAAAGAGGCATTTGACTATTTTTTGGTTTACTCCACTTCACCAGAAAACCACCATCCACTACATCAGGATTAATATTTATTGGTGATAAAGAATTGGTTAAAATTGGTGATTTTATTGTTCTTACAACAACTTCACTAGCAGGGAAGTTCAAATTAAGTTTACGTGTTATACCATTGTTAACGTTAGCGGCATCAGTAAATACTGCTTTTGTTTCTCTATAATATCCTATTATTTTTTGATTAACTAAATTAAAACTTAAATCATCTTTATTAGCAGCCCCTAAATATACAGATAAGGTAGTTTCTACATCATTGGGTAGGTTAACCTCACTATATGTTATTCCAGAACCATATTTAGGCGCGAATTCGTTATACGTAAAACAAGTTGAAGGGTCTACTCCAAATGATGCATATCCGCCACCAGATATTTTCATTTTTAAATTTACTTTAAAAGCATCTAATGTAGCATTATATTCTTCTGATTCAGCAGAAATTAAAGTTAGTTTTAAATCATTATCATTCGCAATACGAGTAACTGCAGTGCTTTTTATACCCACTTCATTTATAGGATGCGATGGGTCTACACATTCAGCTTCTAACTTATATCCATCTCCATATACAATATTGAAATAACCAGTAGATGTGTTGTTGTTGAAGTCGTCTTTAGTTAGAGTAGCAGTAGATACCGTTAAAAAGTCTGTATCACTGGTTTTTGGAGCGAGTTGTTTAAGCCTTAGCTTTACAGATTCATCATTCTTAAGCGGACCCAACATTTTAACTTCATATTTAACACGGTTATCGAATAGATTATCAACTATCAATAGAACACTACTGACATCGGTAGGTCTAGTATTATAGTCAACAATAACAGGGTCTGAAAATGTCGAAGAAACACCTTTTATATCGCTTAATGATTTCACTTTAATCAAATAATCATGTTCATCAACCGGTGCCAAATTACCATTATTGGTGCTATTTTTGAGAGTAATAACCTTAGCTACCTTTTGCTGATCGGTAGGTACATCTTCTGTAAATTGCCACGTCGTATTTACACTCAAATCGATAATTTGTACTAAATATTTATCTATAGTAGTACCAACATCAGTACCTGGTGTAACAGTAATTTTTGCACTATTTACAATAAATTCTGTAGAACTAATTGTAGGTTTGTTAAGAACACCAAATGGTATCCCACTGCCATCGAAATACCCATCATCACTATCAACTAAACCAGAATCCAAAGAAGCAACAACATTATATATTAAGTTGTTCTCTAAATTTGGAATAACTAATACATCATTTCTTTTCAAATCTGAATAGCTTGTAGCATTGGGTTTTAATGTGTACATACTAACTTCATTACCAAGAACTACACCATCTTTAACAGCTAACCAAGAAACATAAGAGTCCTCGGTTATTATATCATTAAAAGATGCATCATTAGGAAGCCGGAAAGCTGCTGAAAGATCTAAAATAAGAGAATTTAATCCAGAAGTCAAAGGTTCTGCCATTTATAATAAATGTTAATATTTTTTTTTTATAAAAAATATTAAATTAAAAAATATTATAAATATACTAAATATACTTAAATATTATAAAACCATCTTTTTATATAACTATATAACTATATAACTATATAATTTCTCCTAAATATATTCTTTGATTTTATACCTTTTTACATTTCAAACGCCGATTTTCAATAAGCCACATAATCACTTATTTTTTTGGGTTTCTATTATTCGACACTTTACTTTATTTATAAAAAAGGTGTAAAGTCAATAGTAAGGAGTTTCACCTTACGATTGTACAACTTCGTATCCTGATTTTTAACAGGTGGAGGATGAAATGAGTAGCATTTGTGAATCGCTTTGTTTGACTTTGGGTCTCACGAAATACTGCTAGACAATCTTATTAAGATTGAAATTAACCTCATTTATTATCATTATTACTTAATAAATAAAATAATATTACCTTCTAGTATATTTTATTAATTATTTTCGGCATTTTAAATATAAAAAGGCGTATAAATCTTCTTACTATTTATACATCGTAAAAACAATATTATAAATAAAATTATTGATATTTAATTATAATTATTTTAACATTCTATTATACTTATAAAAATAACTAAATAATTTTTTATTATATAAGGGAAAATTCGGTTCTTCTTCAACTGCATTAACTGGTTCTTCTTCAACTGCATTAACTGGTTCTTCTTCAACTGCATTAACTGGTTCTTCTTC